GCGAGCGCGCCGTCGTCGATGGAAATAGCGGCCGACTCAGTACCAGCGGCGAGCGCGCCGTCGTCGATGGAAATAGCGGCCGACTCAGTACCAGCGGCGCCATGGCTGCCGGCACCATCGCCGCCGCCTGCGCCCCTGGCGCTCGTCGATGATGTCGAGGGGGATGTTGAGGGGGGTAGCGAACGCGAGACGGAAAGGGACATCATGGGAAAAACTGCGGGGTGGAATGCGCGCCTGCGTGCCGCGCGTAAGGCAAAGGGACTGTCTCAGGAGCAACTCGCCGAGCTGATCGGTGTGAGCGCCGGCACGATCAACCGATGGGAGATCCATCCGCGAAATGTGATCATGGATCCCGCTGTGCATAAGCTCGAGACGGTTTTCCCCGGCATCGGATTGCCATCCACTCTCGTCGGCGCGGCGCTGCATTTGACGCTGCCAAAGACCGATGGCGAGAAACGCTGCCCGCATTGCGGGAAGACCAAACCCAAATCGGAATTCTATCGCGCCAGCTATCGCGCCGACGGGCTAAACCCCTATTGCATCCAATGCGCCGCCGAGGTCGGCGCGAAAAAGCGCGCCGCCAAATCCCGGCCGGCGGCCGCCAAAACCATCCGGCGACCGGAACTCGCCAAGGTCGCCGCGCCAGCGCCAGCCAAGGCACCGGACTTTGCCGGCGTGGCCGCCGCGCTCGATAAGGCGCGCATCGGTACGAGGGACGCGCAGGCGCGCGTCGCCAAGATCCGCGAGGCCTTGACCGCCGCCGAGCGCGAGGTCGAGGAGAGCGTCAGCGCCGAGAAGCTCCTCGCCGAGAATCTCCGCCGCATGCTCGCCGAGGTCGCCGGCCAATGATGCGCCGCTACGACCCGTTGCCCTATGGGCACCCGACCATCGGCGAGATCTGCCCGGCGTGCCGCCGCGCATTCGCGGTCGGCGACGAGGTTACGCTCATTGTGGTGGGGCCAGGCGACGACGAAGAGGCGCAGGAACGGGCGCGCGAGGGGCGCCCGTATAATGCCGTCTGCGTCCCGGTGCACTGGGCTTGCGCGACTGGAGATAAGACATGATCACGATCGAGATCGCCGACGCGGATCCGCGATGGGTCAAGATCACCGTCGTCAGCCGCCTCGCCGATGCGACGCTAACCATCGAAATGGACATGAGCGAGGCGCGAGAATTGGCCGACGCGCTAAGGGCGGCGCTCGAGCGCGCTAGCTCGGCGGCCCGACCTCGGTAACAAACCCGTTCACCAGAAACCCATCGCCGGCAACGAGATCGCCGGAGTTCGACACCGCGATGCCGTCGCCGCTGGCGATCACAAACGGATCGTCAGGGTAGCCAAGCTCGCCGACCGCATCGGACATCCCCCCAGGAACGCGCGGCACGCCAGCCGTCGCAAACGGCGCGTCATAGGTGGCGCCGGCGAGTGTGATCGTGGTCCCGTAGTTCACGAGCGCGGACGCGACCGGCGTTTGGCCCGTCGTGCCTTTGTCATTCGGGTTCGCCGGGACAAGGAGACCCGTGCGACCGCCGCCCGGCGGCTGCGCCGAGTGAAATCGCTGTACCACATACAGGCAAGTCGACGAGGCCGCCGCCGCCGCATCGAACGTGGCCGCGAAGCGCAAGCGACGGAGATAGAGGGAGCGACGCGAGCCGCCGGGATTGTACAGCGTCAAAAGAACCGCATTCCCTGACGGCGGCGTCGCAAAATGACACTGCGCGGTAAAGAAGAACGACCGTGCCATGAGAATCCTCACTTGGCGGCGAGCCGCTGCGCGCCGGTCGGCGGCTCGCTCACCGCACTCTGCGCGTTGGTCGGCGTTTTGAGCTTGGGCGGCGGCATCGGCTGCGGCGGCGTTGAGAAGGTCGATTGCATGTTCGCGATGAAGGCCGGATCCATCGTGGCGTCGACAGGCTTTCCGAGGAACGTCCCGAGCTGGAGCCGCATGGGATAAGAGAGTTTCGAGGCGACCGCGGGATCGGAGAGTTGCTCGGTGACGGCATCTTTGATTTTCTGCGTCCAGGCCGGCGACACCGCTTGCGTCGCCTCGACGGTCTCGGGCGTCAGCGTCCCGGCGCGGAGCTCCCTTAAGAGCCGCATGGGATCGTTGGCGGCGGCCACGTAGCGCGCGAACTTGGATTTCTCCGCATCCGACGGCGGCACTTCCTTGCCGTTGATCCCCATCGACAGCGGCTGCGGGATCTTCGACGCCAGGAAATTCAATTTCAGCTGATAGTTGTCGGCGACTTGCTCGGCGAGTTTGGGCGAGAGCGCATTCACGCCGGCGAGCTGGCTCATGAGCGTCGTGCGCAGCGCCGACGGGTCGGAGACCGCTTGCTGTATCGCCTGCGTCGCTGACGAGTAGGTGTCGGCGCCATTGACGCCGCCGGCCGTCGCCAAGTCGCTGAGCGCATTCAGCGCCGACGGCGGCGGCGTGAGTTTGGTCAAAAGTTTTTGCGCGCCCTCCTCGACGGCACCGGTCGCGCCGGCGAAGTTCCCGAGGATCGACCGGAGCAAGGGTTTCGTGGCCTCGCCGATCTCCTTGCCTAACCATGCGCCAGCGATGCCGGCGCCGGGCACTGGGATCGCATGCCCGATCGCACCACCGACGGCACCGCCGATGCCTTTGGCGGCGGCGTCGAGGATCGGCGTCGCCCCAGGCTTCCACGCGGCGCGCTCCTCGAGTGCTTCGAGGCGCGGCGAGGTCGGCTCGGCGGCGTGCGCCTTGATCCGCGACTCAAACCCGTCGATCGCATCGGTGATGCTGGAGGCGCGCTGCGCTTGCCCCTCGACGCTCTCCGTCATTCCCTCGGGCAGCCGATTCTTTACGTACTCGATTTGCTGCTGCAACTCGCGCAAGGGGCCAAGCGCGCGCGTCGGATCCTCGCCGAGGGTCTTGACGTCGCGGACCGCGTTCTTCAGGCGCGATTGGGCGGCGTTGACGTCCTCCCATAGCTCCGTACCCTTGGGTAGGGTGTTTTTAAGCCGGAGGATGTCGGCGCTCGAATCCTGGTAAAACTGGCTCACATCCTGGGCCAGCGCGTGCCCCTCGGTTGCCTTGGTGGCCTGGAGCGCGGCGCGCTCGACGCCGGCGCCAGCCTCGGCGACCTCGGGTGTCATGGCGGCCACGTCCTCGAATCCCGCGCGCACAGGTGGCGCGCTGGCCGCCAATTCGTCGGAGAATTTCCCAGCGAGCTTTTTGACGGAGTCCCCTGCCTTGGACGCGACGGCACCCATGCCGGAGCCGGCGAGCGAGAGACCGCCGCCGAGGATGCCGCCGGTCGCCGCGCCGATGCCGATGTGATGCCCGAGCGCCGATGCCACGGACTCGGCGGTCAGCGGGTCGTCGGAAAGGGCCAGCTGCGAGACCGCCTGGCCCGTGCCGAGCGCCGTGCCCTCGAGACCGCCGCGCACGGCGGCGGCGCCAGCTCGGCTGAGGATGCCCGGAGCTCCGAACGCGGCGGCGCCAGCGCGCTCGGCGAGGCCGCCGAGACCCGTCATGCCGAGGCCTGCGACGGAGCCGCCGACCTCGCCGAGGCCGGCCGCCCACGGATTGTAGCGCTTGCGCTCGGCGACACCCTCGTCGCCGCCGAGATCGGAGATCCCGAACGTGAGACCGCGCGCCAATCCCTCGATCCCGGCCTGGAGGGGTTGATCGTACTTCTGCTCTCGCTGCCCCTCGACGACGCCGGCACCGGACTCGAGCCGGTAGCCGCGTTCCTGGGCGCGGCCGAGTTCGCTCAGGGGAATGGCAACGCGCGCGCCGTAGCGGTCTACGACGTTGACGATCGCCTCATTGGGAGGATCATTGGCCATTGGGTTTCATCAAAGGAAAGAGTTGATCGCGGAGCCAGTTGGTCTGCGGCGTCGACATCCCGGTGCCAAATACCTCCGGCGGCACCCCGCGAGCGCGCATGATTCTCTCTTGCAGTTCGCGCTTTGTGTAAAGCGGCGGCGCGTTGAATCCCTCGGCGGTCTTGATCGGCGCTGCCCCGGAGGGAGGTTCCCAGTATTGATCAATCCCGACGGTACCGAGTGCCGCCTGGCCGTCAGCGCGCATCAGTTCGCGAAACTCCTTCATCTTCGCGAGCTGGCTCCTAAATGCCGTCGGATCGCCAGCTGCCTTTTCGACTCCCTCAATTTCCGTCGGAGTCACACGACCAGCCAATGCATGCGCAACGCCCATCATGCGGACCTTGCGCGCATTCATCCGCTGGATGATATCGGAAGCGCCCTCGCCCGCGACGGCGGCGCCGAGTTTCTCCGCGATGCCGAGCTTTTGCGCGTCGCGGATCTGATCGTCCAGGGTGTTGAGGACCGGCGTGAGCTCGCCGATCTTTTTGTTCGCCTCCTTGACCTGTTCTTCCTGGCCGGTTGGCGCCTGAATGGTCCCGTAGATTAGGCGGCCGGTAGGCTGACCATCCTTGCCGATCTCGGGCTTGCCAAAATTGCCGATGGTGCGCTTGGGATCAATGACCTCGCCGCCCTTGTGGCGCGCGAGCTCTGCCTGCGCCTCGTGCAAATCCGCTTGCGCCAGCGCCGACCGCGTTTGCGCCGCGCGAAGCGGCGCGCCCTCGGCGTACTGCTGCTGCGCAAGCGCCGCCTGTTGCTGAGCGAGCCCGAGATGCCCCTGGGCAACGCCGAGCTGGCCGCGCTGAATCTGCTGTGCCTCGGCGTCTTTCCAATGTTCGTAGGCTTTCCCCGCCGCCGCCTGCGCCAGATCGGCTTTGAATTTGGCGCCCTGCGCCGCCGCCGTCGCTGTGCCGGCGCGCTTCACCTCGACGTCAACGTCTTTCATGGCGTTCTGGAACATGGTGACGGTCAGGAGATGCCGCGCGTCGGCCTCGTCGCGCCCCTGGGCGATCTCCTGCCCGAGGAGCGACTGTTTTTGCTGCACACTGGCGCGCCGGTTTTCGAGGTTCGCCATCTGAGTTTTGACATCCTGATCGATCTGGCGCTCGATCATCTGCAGCCCGGGGTTTTGACCATGCGCTCCGGCCAGGAATCCGCCGAGCGCGATCGAGATGGCTCCGGCGATCTTCTGGGGCGTCGACGAGTCGGCGTATAGACGGTTGGGATCGATCTTGGTATTGGCGATCGCGTCGGCGTCGGCGTAGAGCTGGTTTCGACGGTCGGCGACGTTGGCGGCCGCCTGGCGGCGCGCATCCTCGTCGGCCTGGAGTTGCTTGCGATACTCGCCCGTCGCCGCCTCGGTGCCGGCCGCCTCGGTTTCGAGCTCTTTTTGCTTGGCGGCGGTCATGGCATCGACGGCGGCAGCCGATTGAACATCGGCGGCTTTCTCTTGCTGGCCGATGGTGCGCGGCGCGCCGACGGGCCCCATCGAAACCCCAGGCGCTCGCGGCGGCGGCGCGGCCGGAGCCGGCGTGGGCGGCGGCGTGGCGTCGCGATAGAGATCCGTCATGGTCGGCGCTGATGTCGGCGGCGGCGGTGGTGTTTCGCTGAGGTCGCCGACATCGAGGCCCGGCGCCTTGAATCCGAGCGCATTCCCGAGGCCGAGGGTATCGAGCCCGAACCTGGCCGACATCAGAAAAGGCTCCCAAGGAATGAGCCGAGGCCTCCGCCGATGGCGGTGCCGATGCCCGGCAGAATCGCACTGCCGGCGGCTGCGCCGGCGATGCCGAGGCCCTTTTTCGCGAGGCTCGCCGTCGCGTTTTCACCCTGCGGTTTCTTGACGGGCATGCCGGGCACATCCGCCGTTTCCTCCCCCTCGCGCCGGTTCTCGTCGAGGGGGACGCCCGTTTGCGCGACGGGCGGCGGCGGCGGCGGCGCGGCAGCCGCCTGATACTGCGCGGCCAGGGTCGGCGTCGGCGACGGGAATCCGAGTCCGGCGCGGAGATCGAATGCGCTCGACGGCGCGCCGAGCGGCGCGAACCGCTGGCGCATGTACGGATCGAGGTATGCCATGAGAGCCCTCTAGTCAGGTGATGTTGTCCCAGGTAGCCGCATTGATATCGGACTCGCTCGGCGCTGGCGCGGCGTCGGGCTGACCCGGCTGACCGACGCGCGTAGCGGCAAAGCCGCCGACGTCGCTTAGCGCGCGGAGTATGCGATCGCTGGTGCTCATACCGGACATCGCGAGCGCTTGCGCGAGCTGGCGGCGCTGCTGCAGGTCGGTCAGCATGTCACGGGAATAGCCCATCGAGCCGCCTTGCTGGAGTTGCGCGAGCGCCAACTGCTGAGCGAGCGCATTCTGATAGGCGCTATCGGATTGGCCGCCGTATTGGATATCCTGGCCTCGAGTGCCGGCGAGGACGTTGCCGAGCGCGTTGGCGGCCGCCTGTCGCTCGTTTACGCCAGCAAGAGCTTGCTGCCCGGCGAGCGCGGTATTCGCGGCGCCCATCTGCTGAGCGGCGGTCAGCGCCGCCATCTGCTGTTGACCGGGGCGAGCGCCGGCCGCCATGGCGAGGTTAGCGGCGACATTCTGATCGCGCGCTTGCTGGAGCTGGAGCGCCGACGCCGAGTCTTGACCGGTGGCGTAGCGCTGGAGCTGGCCGGCGAGCGCCATTTGCTGCTGGCGCACGTCGGAGTCAGGCGTGCGGGCGAGCACCGCCGCCTGCCGATTCTGCAGAGACTGCGTCAGGTCGGCGGCGCCGGGGAGGTCGTAATCCGCCCGGCTGATCGGCGCGGCGCTCGCCAGCGATGGCTGGGGCGTTGCAGGTTGCGCCTGATTCTGCGCGGCCTGATTCGCCGGATCGTCGGAGTAGTCGTATTGGCCGGTCAGTGGGTTAAACTTTGCGGTCGCCATTCTAACCTCCGTAGCCGCCGAACGTGCGATCGACGCCAGGCCGCCAGAGACCGCCGCGGATCCCGATCTCGAATGCGATCTCGTTGATCCGTGCTCCTTCACGCCAGGGATACGAGATGACACCCGGCGGATCCATGCGGCGGCGCTCCTCCCAACGGAGCTTGATCGCCTGGCAACGCATGCGGCGCGGCTGGATCTTCAGCTGATAGACGCCGGTCGCGACGGGGCCAGAAGCCTGACCAGGGACGCCGCCGATGTTGCCGCCGAATATTCCGGCACCGATCGATGCGGGGTCGGTCTCCCAATAATAGCCATAGAGCATATCGTCGCCAAAATGTTCGCCGTTTATCACCGCCGCCATGTCGATGGTGATGCGGTCGCTCCAGGCCTGTTCGTAGTTGTAGGCGATCCAAACCTCCGCAGAGTGATCGCCGATCCATTCGCCGAGGAGTTGGATCGTGCGCACCCGCTGATGATTCTGGTTCTCGCCGACGTGAATCCAGGCGATCTCCCATGCCCAACCGTAAGGCTGGCCATCGTCGAGGAATGCGCCAATGGTCTCGGCGCGCGCGCCCTGATCGGCGGCCGGGAGATAGACGTGGCGTCCCTGCCAGATGACCGCATGGATGCCGCCGACCGTGAACACCGACCACTGGCGCGCCAGATAGTCAAATAGCAGGGTGCGGCCCGTCGAGAGCGTAAAGCGCGCCTCGTGGCGATCCGGGAGCGAGACCGCCGCCAGCACCGTTGCGCTGTTATACCCCTCGACGTCGGCGCCGATGTACGAGATCCCCATGTCTCCGCCGAGGGCATAGATCCCTTTCTGCGAATCGAAAAGGAGCCCGATGGGCACGCGCACGACCGCGCCGGCGCCGCTGCAGCCGATGTCATCCGAGACGATGCGCGGCGGCATGAAAGACCCGCTAAGGCCGACGTTATCCGGGCCGTCGCCGCCGATCACGTATGTATGCGTCGGCCGGAACGCGATCAGCGCATCGCCGAGCGACGCCAGCGCGGCCACCGGCTCGCCGTTCGCCTCTGGGAGTTGGATCGCGAGGACGGGATTCCAATTCAAGGCCTCGAGAAAGCCGCGGAGCTTCGAAGCGAGAACCAGGTTAGGATCCTCGAATCCCGATGCGAAGACCCGCGTGTTCCCGACCGCGATCGTCGTGCACCCTGGCGGCGCGACGTTCAGGAGCTCCGGCGGCGCGCTCGAGCGATAGTCGAACGGCTGATACTGCGCCGATTGATCAGCCATGCCGTCGGTGATCGAGACATAGTCGACGGTTGGATCGTTATCGACGCGCGCGACGAGATGGAAGACCGTCCCGTTTAGGAGCGTCCGATAGAGCGTCACCTGGACATGGTCTTTCAGCGTATGCGTGAGCGTCGGGACCTTGATCGTGGCCGAATTCGTCGTGCCCGAGGCGAACGTCACGACGACATCGGCACCGGTCGCCGATTGATACACCTCGCCGGTCGCCGACGTCCATTCGTAGTAGGCGCGGTACGAATACGACCCCGTTACGAGGCTGCCCGCCGTGCCCTTGGTGACATAATCCGCGGAGTTATCGAACTCGGGGAATTCCCAGAATCCCGACTCCACGATGTTCTCGCCATCGCAAAGCCAGAGCGCCGACCCCGATAGGTATGAGCCGCCGCCGGCCTCGACGAAGTCCGGCGTCCGGCTGTAGTCGACGCCGAGCTGGCCGGCGTAGGTTTGGCCCGACGACGGCGACGGGTTAACCGGATCCTCGTCCTTCAATAGTCTGGGCGTAAGCCAAACAACGGATCCGACGGTATCGGCGGGGATAGGCGTGCTAATAACCAGAACCTCGGGCGCCATTCCGCTATCTGTTTCGCCAGGGTACGCAGCGCCGAGCACCATGGGGTCGCGGACGCCGCCGGAGACGACAAGGAATGCTGTGCGCTGCGCAGGGATTGGCTTAGGCGCCGCTGGGTTGAAACTCGTGTAGGGGATCGGCCGGCCGGTCAAGACGTATGACTTGCCGGCGATGATCCAGGGTTCGCTGATGAGAAAAGCGTGGCGCAGCCAATTCGGGGTAAGTGTGGCCGCGCCGCCGGTGGTGAGCGTCGCTTTGTCAATGGCACCATATTGATGCGGCGTCACCAGATCGCGATCGGAAAAGATGTCGGTCAGCGTCGGGTTACGGAAAGCGCAAACGACATTGCGGGCACTCGTGCCAACGAGCGTACGCGCAACGATCTGCACCTTGGCCGCGTTGAACATCTGCGCGTATGTTGACGTGCCATCGGCCCACGAAATAAGGAAATTGCCGGTCGTGGGTTCGACCGCGCAGGCAACGCTCGTCGGATTTGCTGGCACCGCGAGGACCGACATTGAGGACGCAGATCCATTGCGATCGACATAGCCATACTTTAGCGTGTTCGCCGTCGACGGTTCGTAGACAAAAAGAATCTGGCCATTCGGCGCGAGCTTGGCATCGAATGCGGTCGTGCCGATACTGGCGCCGGCTGAATCGGCGACAAACCAGGATTCGCGATAAATCAGCGGATTCCCGGTCAGTATCGGAGGCGCATCAAAGGACACCATGCCGATATACCCATCGGCATAGACGAAAATGCAGAACATTTGATCGACGACGACGACGCGTGCAGCAACGTAACCATCGAACATGATGCGATTCAGTTCGGTGCCATTGGCATCAAGGAAAATGCAAAGGAGCTTTTGCTCCTCACCGCCAATGTCATGCATGATCAAGGTGACGCCGCCCGTCGTGGCGCGCTTGGTAAAATTCACGCGGGTCTCGACACCCGGCGCTCCGAGATCGGTGTAGCGGCGCGGCCCGTAGACAAAGTGCGTATTAGGAATGTCGGCCTCGCGTTGCCAGCGCTGGCGGTCCGGTGACAGCGAGTAAAAATTCTCCTGACCTCGCAGCCAAAGCGATCCGGCGCGAGTGAAGAGCGACCGGCCGTCGGTGACCGGCTGATCGTAAAACGCCGGGTTCGGGCCGATGGCGGTTGAATCGGTGGGCATCGGCCCGAACGTCGCGACGTCGATCGCCAGATCCGCGAGCTTGGCGTAACCATACCGTTTGCGCAGAACGCCTGGCGTCGTGAAAACCGCGTTCTCGAGGAGGCCGAGCTTGGGCGGCTGAATGAGCTTGCGATCGGTGCGCGTATCGACGCCGCCGACGAACGGCACCGGCACTTTCGTCCACTGAAACGGCACTAATTCTCGCTTGGGCGCGGTCATGGCGTCGCGACCTTGTCGAACTTGTACTCAGCGGCGCGGACCTTGTTGTTAGCCGCGCCAGACACCCAGCGAATGCGATAGATCTTCGGACTCGCCAGCGTCGTCGTAAATCCCGTGATCGTCACCTTGCTACGACCGGCCACGTTCGAACTCGAGACCGACGATCCGAATGGCGTAGCAGTACCCGCCAGCGGATCCATGATGTAGAGCCAGACGACCCATGGGATGGCCGTCGCGACCTCGCCGTAAATCGACACCTCGCGAAGACGATCATTGTCGGCCAGTTCCAGATCCCAGGCGACCTCATCAGTGCCGGATGCCGCCTGGCGATATTCGGCCCCGATCGTCGCGCCGCCGAGCGTCGCTCCGACGACCGCCGCCGCTTGGGAGATCCCAAGGCGCACTGTGCGCAGCCCATGCTTGAGTTCACCGTCAGTGCCGATGTCGATCTGCGCGCCGCTGAGTTTGTTCGTAACGATCGACTGGAGCTCCGATATCGCAGCGACCTCCATCGAGGCCCACTGCGGCCCGATGGTGACGCCGACGATCGGCAGCGGTGATGTCGGTGCGGTTCCAAATCCAGCCATTTGCCATCCTCAGCGATAGACCATTGCGAAACGAATTGCTCCCGTCGGCGTGGCGGCGCCTTTGAGATAAGCGACGATCGAATAACTCAGGTTACTGGCCGTCGTTAGCGACGTTGGGGTGATCGTGATCGTCTGATCGGTATTGGCGCTGGCCGTCGTCGCAAGGGCGATGCTGATCGCGGCGCCGGCCGTGCTTCGCGAATAAAGGTCGCACTCGAGGGCGCCGGTTGTGTCACCGTGCATCGCGCACTCTATTTTGGAAATGGTCTGACCCACGGGCAGGGTGATCGCCGCCATCACCCATGAATCCGACGTGCCCGAGATCCAGCCCTTGTTTCCGTCTAGCTTGGCGCTGCTTCCCGCATACAGCTGAAACGCAGCCGCATCAATAACCAGGATCACCGCCGCTGACGCGGCCGCAGTAATCCGGCCATCGGCGCCGACGGTGATCGACGTCGGCGGCGCATACGTGCCAGCGGTGACGCCGGATGCCGGTATAGTGCCGTTCGACGCTGCGGTGATTCTTCCTTTCGCGTCGACGGTCAGATTCGTCAGCGTATAGGAGGCCGCCGTCACGCCGCTCGCCGGCAGGTCAGCCACGGCAATCGTACCGTTAGAGGCCGCGGTCAAACGACCATCCGCGCCGACGGTCAGCGTCGTATGGGTGTACGTCCCCGGCGTGACCGCGGTATTCGGGATCGTGCCGTTCGCCGCTGCGGTCAGCCGCCCGTCGGCGCCGACGGTGATATTGGCCAGTGTGTAGGATCCCGCGGTCACGGCAGTATTCGGGATCGTGCCATTTGACGCGGCAGTGAGGCGCCCCTTGGCGTCGACGGTCAGGTTGGTCAGGGTATACGAGCCCGGAGTAACCGCGGTATTCGGGAGATCAGTCGTGGTGATCGTTCCGCTGGATGCCGCGGTGAGCCTGCCATCGGCGCCGACCGTCAGCGTCGTGTGCGTGTATGTCCCTGGCGTGACGGTCGTATTTGGGATCGTGCCGTTGGCTGCGGCAGTGACGCGACCCTTGGCGTCGACGGTGATGTTGCTGAGCGTATATGAGCCGGCGCCAACCCCGCTCGATGGCAGATCCGATACAGCAATCGTTCCGCTGGATGCGGCGGTCAAACGGCCATCCGCACCGACGGTCAGTGTCGTATGGGTGTAGGTTCCAGGGGTAACGCTCGTGTTCGGGATCGAGCCGTTCGCCGCCGCGGTGATCCTGCCTTTGCTATCGACGGTGAGCGCGGTGAGCGTATAGGATCCCGCAGTGACCCCGCTCGTCGGGAGGTCGCCCGCACCGATCACGCCATTCGCCGCCGCGCTGATGCGCCCGTCGGCGCCGACCGTCAGAGCGGTGAGCGTGTACGATCCAGGCGTCACGCCAGTCGACGAGAGCGGCGGAACGGTACCATTTGACGCGGCAGTGAGGCGCCCCTTGGCGTCGACGGTCAGGTTGGCGAGCGTATAGGCTCCAGGCGTGACGCCGGTATCGGGGAGATCTCCAGTGCTGGCGCCGCCCTCGATGGCCTCCTTGACCTCGCGATCCCATGCGCGCCGGACATCCCAATAGCGCGGCGTCGGCGCGCCGGCGATAACCTCCGGCTGCGCCGACCGCATCGTCTGGCCGATCTTCCCAGTCATCGGTACCAGGGCCAGTAATTCGACGGGTCGTCGGGGTCGCCGCGATCCCAGGTATCATCCCATCGCCGCCGCCAGTGCGTGAGCACGATGCGCTTCGCGGTGTTGATCGACCGGAGCTGCACCTCCTCGTCGATGCGCTCGTCGAGTGCGTTGCGCTCGGCCCGGAGGTCGTTGGTGTCCCCCTCCCATTTCATGGCGGTGCGGATGGCGGCGTCGAGGATGACCGCCTCCTCCCAGCCGCACACGCCGTCGAGGGTCTGGGTGTCAGTGGTCAGATCGTCGGGCGCGGGCGCGTAGATATGGCGATAGCTATCGCCGGCCGACGGCGGTGGATAGAGAATGAGGTTCGGCCCGGCGAGGCGATAGAACGATGCCGGACTGCCGGCCGCCTGCGCCTGGTGAATCTCGCGGATGTCGATCTCCTCGATCGGGATGTAGATGCCGCTCGAGATGAGATCGATGCGCATCGTTGAGAAATGATCGGGCGGCAGCGCGTAGGTATCGACACCCGACGTGGTGGTGATGGTCGCGGTGATCTCGTTTGGGAATCCAAGACCCGTGCGCACGAGCTTCGCGTAATACCGCGCATAGCTCGAGGAGATGCGGCGATTGATCTCGGCGTCGGAGACCGCGCGCATTTGCTCGGCGTCGACGAGCTCACGCACGCGATCGCGGATCTGCGCCAGGGTGAACGAGCGCGCCATTATATCTCCTCGTCACCCTCCGGCTCACCCATCATGCGCGCACAGCAATCGTGGATGGTCTTCAGGGCCTCGATGCCCTTGTCCTCGTCCTCGACGGTGACGCCGAGCGCCGAGGCCAGATCGCCGAGCGCGGTCTTCAAATCATCGTCGTAATCGCCGCTGGGCTTGTCCTCGCCGCCGGCATCAGCAGCGCCAAGATCTCCCTTGGGCTTGCCGAGCACCATCACCAGCGCCTTTTTGGGATCGTCGGCCATGATTGGACCTCACACGAGTGACGTGTCTCGGAACACAAAGCCATAGGAAAGCCGCGCGTTCGGGGAGGCGGCGACATCGGTGGGCGTCGCGCCGGCCAGCGTCGAGATCACGATCTGGCCGCGAACGCCGCTCGTCGGATCGGGTGCCGTGTAGGCGCCGCATTGCGCATAGGTATTCGCCGGCGCCGGCAAGGCGAGATCCACCCATTTGGCGATCAGCGTCGTATAGCTCTCGAGGAAGACGAGGGTAAAGACGCCGACAGCGGTGCGCGTCAAGCTGAAAAGCTCGGACCCCTGATAGAGGTCGAGCGGCGGATTAAGACCGTTCGGGCGAAAGCTCCCTACGACGAGGATTTGATCCCGGCCGGCCGTGGCGAGCCTCTGGCCGAGGATCAAGCTCACGTCTGCACCGACGTTTTGCGGAAGACAAACCCGAAGGAGACGCGGTTATTCGCGTTCGCCGCCATGTCGGCCGCCGCGCCGGCCGTCAGGAGCGAAAGCACGATCTTGGCGTTCACCATCGGCGGCCCGCTGCCCGCGGTGTATGCCCCGAATTGTGGCTTCAAATCGATGGGAGCATTCGCCTGGATCTCGGCCCATTTCGAGACGAGTTGGGGATAATACTCCGTGAATGTGATGAGAAAGGTCCCGACACCGGTGCGACTGATCGAGACAAACTCGCGCCCGTTGGTGATATTCGCCGCCGCGATTGCGCCTGCCGTCGAGCCGTTCGGCAAGAAAGACCCGACGACGAGCACCAGATCGGTGCCGGCCGTCGCCAGGGGATTCAGCATCTGGGTCATGACAGCCCTCTATGCCTGGCAAGCGAAGACGCCGTTCTTGTGCGGATTGAGGCAGAGCAAATCGCCCCAGTACCGCGCGCGGACCTGGATCGAGTCGGTGTTGACGCCGCGAGCCGAGTCCCGACCATCCTCCGTGGCGAGGTGCGGAACCTCCTTCAGCGAGTGAAACACCCAAGTGTCCTCGTCGAGGAGCCAGCCGAGGCCGCCCGGGCAATCGGCGTCAACGACGACCTCGGCCATGCCGGCCGAGAGCGCAACCATGACGCCGGTGCCGCCGATCAAATACTGGGCGTCCTTCTCCGATGTCCCGTACTTGGGATACATGTTTTTCGAGGAGATGCTCTTCACCAGCGACCCGAAATTGATCGGGTTAATGAGGATGATGAGATTCTTTCCTGGCCGGCCGACGGCGACGAGCTGGCCGAGGGTAATGAGGTTATCGCCGATGTCGCCGGCGGCGTTGTTCACGCGCCAGCCGGCGAGCCGCTCGATGTCCTTCGACCTGTCAACACCATTGAACGGTGTGGCTGACGGTGCCGCAATTGGTATCCACCCCGCCAATCCGCTGATTTTCGCGGCCTCGTCACCCTGCTGAATCAGATAGTCGCCGGGGACGGCGAGGCCGACGGTGGCGACGATGCCGGCGGTGAACGTGACCTGACCCAGCGAGTAATTGACGGATTGCACCGTCAGCGGTGATCCGGCGCGCGCCGCCGCCGTCGAATCGTTGGCGGCTGACACGTCGATCTTCTGGCCGGGATAGAAGTTGCGGCTGTCGTGCTGGTAGGTCAGCGTCGCGACCGAGCCGGTGATGCCGCCGGCGGCAATCTGCCCGAGCGAGCCGCCGCCGATGCCGTAAAGGCCGACGGAGAACGACCTCCCGATCTCGGCGAGATGCATATCGGCGAGGTTTTTCTGCGCAGCCACGAAAGCGCCGCGGTCCTTCTCGCTGGCGTGGAGCGTCTCATTGTCGACATCCCAGACGACATAATCGCGCTTGCGCTTCAGCACCCAGCCGGCATAGAGCGGCGCGCTGGAGTTCGCGACGGCCGTCGCAAACGTCGAGGATCGGCCGGCGCCATTCGCATAGGGCAGCGGCCAGTCAAGCTCCTTGCCATAGAAGTCCGCGACCTTTTTCACGCGCCGCGCCCAAACGCAATCGTGAAGCGCCGCGCTCTCTACCTCACCGTCGGGGTAGAGAATTTTTAGCATCTTGTCATAGTCGGTGAGACCAAGGGGGGGCATCTGGCATGCTCCTTCATTGCAAACGGCCGGCTACGCGCCTGGGGCCGGATTGCCCCGCGCGTCGCCCGCATGGATTCGTTGAATCGGGTTAGGCTTGTCCCTCGAGAGCCTTGACGGCGAGCGCCATGCGCTCCGACGCGGTGAGCTTGCCCGTCCTCGCCGGCGTCGCCGCCTGGAGGTCGCGTGATAGCGTCTTCTCCGGCGCCTTGCCCTCCGGCGCCTTGCTCTCGGACTTGGGCGCGGCTTTCGCAGCTGGCGCCGACGCGCCGGTGAACTTCTTCTCAAAGAAACCCTTAAAGCGCGTCGCGGTGTCCTCGAGCTGTCGGAGGAGCTGCGGCTCGAGAAGAGTCGCCAGCTGCCCGGCCGACTGGATCCCGAGGTCCGGGCGGCATTGCGCCAGCTCGCCGGCCACGCGCTCCATTTGCGCCACCACCATCTGCGGATCGGTCGCCGCCAAGGCTTTGACGAGCGGCGTCTCGTCGCCGAGTCCGGCGAGGCCTGCGGAGAGCTGGCCGCGATACATGGCGAGCCGGTGCTCCTGGCGCGTGGCCTCGAGTTCGGCCTGCATTTTCTGTTGCTCGCGCCGCATGCGCATCATCTCGCGCTCGGCTTTGAGCGGCGCCGCTTGCTCCGGCGGCAGCTTGTCTATCTCGGCGTCCTCGATGTACAGATCGCGCGCCAGCTCGATGAGCGTCCGTTTCCCGCCTTTGGCCTTGGCGAACGCCGCGGGGTCGGCCTCGAAGTCCGAGAACGCGCGCTCCATCGCTTCCATGCGCGTCTTGTGTTCCGCCTGCTCCTTGCGCCAATGGGCGCGCTCGGCGTCGAGGGCTTTGCGCGCGTCGGCGAGTTCGTTCCGCTGGCGGATGATCGTCGACGCGCTCTCTTCCTTGGCGAGCACTGCTTCCGTCGCCGGCGCCTCGGGCGTCGACGGCAACGCCGGCCGCGCGTCGGTCGCATCGGGCGCGGCCGGCGCTGCGTCGGTTGCCGGCTGGGAGAATGCCTGCGCGGCGCGTTCCATGCGCGCCACTGCGGTCTCTGGGGTAGGGGTCGGCGCTGGCGCCGGGGTCGGCGCGATGACTGCTTCGCTCATGTTTCGCTTCCTTGGTTAGGCGGCGGCTGGCGCGGCGGCTGGCGGTGCCCCGGGCGCGCCGATGGGCGGAACTCCGGGCGGTGCGCCGACGACGCCACCAGGCGCGGCGATGCCCGCTTGGAATGGCAGGGCCGCCATCTGCGCGGCTTGCGGAGCCTGCGCCTGGCCGGCGGTCAGCATCTGGTTTGCGCGCACCATCCACATCTGCAGGAGATCCAAAATCTTCTGAGGAGCTCCGGCGCGGCGCGCCATGAGATACGCGCTCTGAACGCGGCTAAGGCCCATCTTCAGGTCCATGAATGGCTCGGGCGGCCGCCATTCCCCGTCATAGAGATCTTCGATCTCGGCCTCGATGTCCTCAATCGAGGCGGTCGCCACGTCGAGGGCGCGCTCGACGTCGGGGATTCCCCACAATCGGAGAATCTCCTCCGGTTGCAGGGCGCCCGTCTGCGCAAGCTCGGTTGCAAGCTGGCGCATACCGGCCGGGGTCCGGGACATCGCCGACGCCGGCTCGATGCGAAGGACATACATATCCTCCTCGAGATCGACCTCCGACCATTGGATCTTTTTCGCGAGGTTCCGCGAATTCCAATACGCGCTGACATTCTGGCCGCGCCCGTAAAGCTCTTTCGCGAGAGCGACGATGATGCGCGCAGCGTTGATCTTTAGCCGCTCGATCTCCGCTTTCTGGGTCGTCAGGCGGCTGGCCTGGATGTCGGTCCATTCTCTAAGCGCCGCGCCTGAATCGAGGCCGACGGGTTTCAATGCGCGCGCCGCGGTGTCGGGGATCCCCGAATAGCGCTGCGCGTCGGATTTGAGTTGCTCCTTGTAGCTGTAAATCTCGGGCTTGACGGCTTGCCACGTCGGAAGGATCGGGGGCTTTAAGCTATACGGAATGGCTTTGCTGGGATCGTCGTCGAGCTTGTTTGTCAGAGTCAGGTCCGACTTGTGTACGAATAACCTTTGATTGGCAAAAAGCGCGTGCGAAAGGTGAATGTTGGCATTGGTCTTGTTGACGCCGAGCTGGTACGAAACCAGCTCCTCGGCGAGCCCGCAGCCGTAATAGCCCGTAAGCCTCTGCACCCAGCGGAAGGTCACAAACGGGAAAAAGTCATACAACCATCGGCTATCCGCGAGCGTCGCGCCGTCGATTGCGAGGACGCGGCGATTTGAGACGATGTGCCAGGCCTCGACGACGGCAATGTGGTTCGGCTCGACGCGGCGGATCGCGGTCCACGTCGGATCGGAAACGTGCGCTTTATCGATCTCGTCGGTGTACTCGGGATAACGCGCCTTGAGGACGTCCTTGTCCACGAAACGCCGCTGCGCGAGCTGGACAGGAGGGCCGCACCGGCAGGCCTCGTCGTCGACGATGATCTCGTCGAATGGGACATACGTCGCGACGATCTTACCCTTCTCGATCTCGAGCTTGACGTGTCCTTCGCCGGAAACGCCGGCAGAGCGCACCATGCGAACCTGCAGCGCGTCCCAGCCGATGGCCTCGAATTGCGCCTCTAGGAATTTCTGTAGGCGCTTGGCGCGGCGCTGGACGCTCCATTCCGCGCCGTCGGTCAGCGCGGCGACCCGGGTCTGATCGTTTCCGAGGAGCGCGGTCGCGGTCTCGATGTTATTCCTGACGATGTTTTCTGTCGGTGGGTCCCCGTAGTCGATGGCCTGCGGCCGGCCGTGAACGCCGACCATGCGCGCGTTCCGGTCATAGAGGCGCGCATACTTCAGGCGCCGATCGATCATCTGCTGCTGCGAGCGCTCGAGCGCGCGCACGTAATCGATCAAGGCTTTGCCGGGATCCTCGACGTCCTCGGCGTGCCAACGGCTGGCGTCGTTGTTCATTTCTTTTCGTCCTCAACGAGGAAATTGGGCGGCGGTTGGCCACCCCAGAGATCCGGATCGTCGAGCGGGTCGGCGTAACTCCGCGGCTCAGACTTGGGGAGCTCCTCGAGTGCGGCCGGCTGCGGCGCATCCTCGTCGAGCCAGATCTCGACGTGGCCTAGACGCGCATGGCGGACGCGGTTCAGGCGCATCCATTCGAGCAAGCGATTTGCGTCGTGGACGTCGATCATTTGCGGTTCCTAGGGCGCGTGCTAAGCTCTGCGCTCTACCGGGCGGTCCGGCCCCTGCACGCATCATTTGCTCTCGCCAAGCAAGCCAATCGCGGTCCGGACTCCGGCGGAGCTATGCCCGATTCATTCCCGCCATTCGGCTTCGTCGTTGAGACCGCCGCCATGATGCGCGCGTTTCTTCTCGCGGCTGGCGATGCGATCTTCCTCGGCGTTCTCGCGCTCGGCGCGAAACTCCGGGGTCCCTGGCTTAGGGAGAATGAGCGCCGGCCGGGCATCGAGGTGCCGGGAATGGCGGACCACCCCGAGCCAGGCGTCGAAATTGTGATTGGCCTGATTGCCGCGTGGTTTCATGAGCGACACATCCCAGGCGAGATAGAGCATCTCCTGCGCAAGGCGCGAGCCGCGGAGGATCTTGATCCGCCCGTCGACGAATCCGGCGTTGGCCATTTCGATATGGTCCCGCTTGTCTTTCTGCGCCAAGGGCTCGAGGTAAATCCCGTGTTCCGTGGCGAGCGTCTCGATCACCATGCCGCCCAAGCCCTGCATATCGCCAACCTCGATCTCGATGTCCTCGGGGTCGATGAGCGCATGGACTTTGCGGATGGCATCGGCGACGCCGGTGACGGTGAGTCCGGTCGCCTCGTATTCGTATACCTGGTGGAGATCGGGGTGCGTGTCCGAATAGGCGCCGACTTGCAACGCAAACGGGTCGTGAAAGCCCATATCGCAGGCGACGACGAATCGCCAGGCATGCCCCTCGGGCAGACCAAACGGATTCTCCGCAGTGCGCGCCCCTGGCGTCCAGTCGTCGCGGCCGGCGTCGTAGCGAGAGACGAGCTTCGAATCGTCGGCGATCCAGCGGCCGAGATGCTCCCTCACCCAGATCGGGCTTTCGTTACTCCAGCCGTTACGCTCCTTCAACTTCAGGGCCTCGGCCCATGCGTTCTGACCGGGCTCGCTGGTGTTCGCGGACTTAGGCCAGCCATGAACGGACCATGCCCACTGGATATCTCGCCATTTGCCGTCGGCGCGCTCGGCATAGGGGCGCGACATGGCGCGCATCGTTCCGTCGTCGGCGGCAGTGACGTTGAACGCATTCGGGCCGGTCACGTCGTAAAACGGGCCAGCCAAAACCTCGCCGGGTGTCCCGGCCATAACCAGCGTCCCCTTGTAATCGCCGAGACGCGGCTCGATCACCTTGTAAACCAGATCGCTGAGAAGTTGGGCGTTCCACGTGGCGGACTCGTCGAGGATGACAAGGTGGCGCGGCACGCCGCGAAATTTGTCAATATCGCCCCAGGAGCCGCAGCCGGCGAGCCTGGCCACGCCGCCGCGCCGGGTGTTGATCGTGAGATCCGCCTCGCCGAACGTGAGGCCAAGCTCAAACTCCTCATCGAGGCCCTTGATCAGTTGCCACATGATCTCCTTGGCTTCCGACCGGATGAACGCAACGTAAAGGACGCTGGCGCGCGGAACGGTGCAGAGGGTGTGAAGGAGATAGAGCGCGAGGGTGTAACTCTTGCCGGCGCGCGATGGGCATAGGATGGCTTTCCTCGTCGACGGATCGTCGACGAATGCGCGCTGCATCGGGAGGAGCCGGTCAAGGAGCTTGGTGGCGCGCATGGCGCTCGTGTTCCGCGTTCGGCCGGCGCGTTCGCGCGCCAGCTCCTGAAAGACTGCTTCGAGCCGAGACTCCATTTTTACTTCTTGGGCTTGTCCTCGACGGGGACCGCTTGATCCCAGCGGCCGAGATAGAATTCCGACGCACCGCCGAGGGCGTGGCGGAGGCGGACCGCTCGCGGGGTGGCGCCGACGATGCGGACGTGGATCATGGAACCTTCGAGGACGATCTCGAGGTCGCTCTCCGCCTGGAGGATGCGGGAGTGTTGCCAGGATGGTTCTTCAACCATCGTCACCTGCTTCAAATGCGGCATGGCGAATCCTTATTTCAGAGGCAGGGCGCGCAGGAGCTCCAGCACGCAGAGGAGGATCACGGACACCCAGATCGGCGCGCGCCCCATGGCGGCAATCACGGCGGCGATCAGCGCCAGAACCGCGAGGACAAGGACGACGGTGAGGATCATCGGCGGCTCCGCTTGTGCGAACGGTGATGGTGCGGCTCGAGCGGCGGCGGCGCCGCGTCGTCGGAGGCCTCGATCGACTCCTCGACGGCCGGATCCTCGGCCGGGTCCTCAAGGCCGGTGAGATCGTCGTCGAGAGGGCTGCCGCACGCCGGGCAGAGTCCCTTGGGTTTCTCGGCGAACCCCGACTTACACGACGGGCATACAAAGTAGCTATCCGGTTCGCTCATCTTTCCTCACGATCCCGAGATCCATCGACCGATTGAGTTCGTCGAGGAGCTGGCGCTTTTGTTGCGTGGGAAGGGTGGCAAACCAACCCACGATCACCTCGCGCTTTTCCTCGAGCGAAAGCGATTTGGAATAACGGATATTGTCCTTCACAAAGGAGCGCGCTTCTTTAAGGAGCATGGCCATACAGCGCATCGCCTCGTTGTAGTCGCGCTGCACCGGCTTTTTCTGGATGCCGAATTCATAGATGCGCCGACGCTGGATCGCGATCGCCTCGTCGAGGCGCGCCTTGACGTCGAGGCTGTTGTTACTGGCCATCGGGGCCATCCAGCGGGCAGATGGTGCAAACCACGCCACCCTCCGGGGTTCTTAGCGTCGTCTCCGGCGTCAATCGATGCCCCTCGGGGCATGCGGCAATGAAGCGGCGGTGCCAGGCGTTTCGCCGCTCGAGATTCGCCGAGCGGGAGACGGGTTCTAGGTGCCTGGGGTTCACGCAGGTGCGGCGGCGGCACAGATGATCGAGCTGGACACCCGGCGGCAAGGCGCCGCGCTGGGATTCATAGATCCGCTTGTGGGGCGCGTATCCACGGCTGTTCAGACGGCCGGTGAAGCGCCAGCAACCGAATTTGTCAACGGTGATCTGCGTGGGGTCCAACATGGCGGTCCCGATGTAGGTGCTGCGGCAATGCAGGCATGAATGTAGGTGAAAACGTCGCTGGACTCGCGGAAATCCGGGCAAATCAAGCGAAAACAGAGCGAAATGGCTGATTTTGGTTCGGATTGGCGCCAAATTCCGCGAGAAGCCCGGTAGGTCGCGGCGCCTTTTTCAAAACCGGGGGCACACCTCCGCGTACATGGCGGCCGAACGACAAAATCGTGCATGCATCTTTGCAGCCCAGATGCACCTACATGGGCGAAAGATATTGCACCTAGATGACACCGGTCGTGGCGGTCGCCTGGGGTTTCTCCGTCGACGGGCCAGGTGTCGGAAGCTCGACGGCACTCTGCGCCTGCGCGGCGGCGCACATCTCTCGGGTGAGCGCATCCATCGCGGCGACGAGTTCCGCCTGCGCTCGCGTGAGCGCGTCGGTGCTCGAGGTAAGCGCGGCATTCTTGGCGGCCAGCGTCGCCTGCGCATCCTCGGCGGCGGCGCGGTCGGCGTCGACTTGCGTCTGCGCTGCCTTTACAGCCTCGATCGCGGATTGCATTCTCGGCCAGCCGATCATGGTTTCGATGTCGAGGCTCATACCCTAGAGATTTGACCCACGGGTTTTGGGGCAATGCGACGGCGGCCAACGCTCGTTGAGCCGATGGCGCAATCGCTTGACGCGCTGCCTGATCATCTCGCGATCGCTGCCTGTCTGTCTGGCGATGTCCGAATACGAGCGGCGCTCGTGCCAAAACCACATGAAGATGTCGAGGTCGCCGAGCGGGAGCTCCGAAGCATGGCGTTCGACGAATCGGCGCATCGGTTTCTCATCGTAGCGCGGCGCCGGCACTTGTGATGGATGGACCGGGCGCGGACTCGCAGCGGCGAGCGCGCGCGGTTCTTGCGCGTGATCCCATAGGCCGCCGGCCGGATGCTCGTCGGTGGGAATGGCGTCGATGGACTCGGCGTAATCGCGCTCGGCACGCGATTGGGCGACTTGGCGGCCGGAGCGCACCGAGACAGGATTGTATTCCTCGCCTCCTTCGCGGTCGCGCCAGGGCGCCGCGTATTGACCGTGTTCAATCATCTTGCGCATTGCATTCCCTCACGATCGAAAAAAGGTCACCCTGCATAGGCGGCGCGCACGCAGGGGAGAACCATATCGCCTCCATACGCGTCGTTTTGTTGCTCCCGTAAGTATGTCGGTCGCGCGACCATCGTACGATCTCCCAGCCTGGCAAGTCGTAATCGCCGACGAGGCCGCATAGGGCGATGCGCATGCATGCGTTCTCTTTCGCCCATGATTCGACGATTGGCGCGACGGGATCCGTGCGATATATCTCCTCATTCCCAGCATATGGCGGATCGAAAAAGACAGCAGTATTGGTGGCGCCATAATGAGAATTTAGGCAGCGCTGCCAGTCGCCGTGGAGAATTCGCACGCGCTCGAGACGGTCGGCGATGCGATGCAGTTGATACCATGCCACGCGGCCAGCGGATGTCAGCATAGCGCCCATGCTTGGGCCGCTCACGTGTGGAATCTTGCCGATGGCCTGAATGCCCCTGCCTGCGTCGCTCACGTGTGGAATCTTGCCGATGGCATGAATGCCCATGCCTGCGTCGCCCACGTGTGGGATCTGGCCGATGGCATGAATGCCCATGCCTGCGCTGCTCACGTATGGGATCTTGCCGATGGCCTGAATGCCCCTGCCTGCGTCGCTCACGTGTGGAATCTTGCCGAGCCACTCACACCAGCCAGATCCAATCCAGCAACATTGCCCCCATAACCACCATCCTGCGATCTTGGCATCGCCAGGCCATTCCGGCTCAAGGAGCGCGTCGCCGATGCGCGCACGTTGCTCCATGAGCCAGCGGTGTCGCGCGCCGATATCGATATGGCTCACCGGATAATCTGCCCATCTGGCAACATCCCCCGGCTGATATTTCGTGGCGCGCCAAAAATTGGCGATGAATCCATTAATGTCGTTTACGACCTCAAGTGATGCTGGCGCCGCCGCGCCGAGAAGGATGGCCGCCGATCCGCAGAAAGGTTCAATGTATTGCTTTGGACGGCCAAGACGTTGCCAGACGATATCGATGATCGACGACTTGCCGCCGAAATAGGGGAACGGTGCGCGAATCATCGGTTATCCTCGACGGCAAAATCGGGATCCGAGTGATCGAACCAAAGCTCGACGAGCGCGCCCTGGCATTGAGCAAATCGCTTGCGAATGAGCATCGTCGTGCATTGGGCGTCGTCGCGATAGAAAACGCCGGTCAATGCATCGGACACGGCGCGCGCCAGCTTATCGTAATCGGGTTTGGTGATTGGCAGACTGGCGGCGTGCTTGGGTTTGATATCGCCGGCCGCGTTCAGGTGCGCGCGCGGGCGCAGGCGCGTGAACGTGAGCACCCCGAAGATCGGCGCGCCCTCGACGAGGCGCACGCGGGCGTCGAGCATGGCGGCGCGCGCGACAGTGGCGACCGACTTGCGCCAGCTCGTGAGCTCGGCACCGTCGGTGACGCGCACAAACAAGCGGCCCTGTTTGGTCGCGCCCGCGACATGATTCGATCCCTGCGCGCGCGGCGTGCCCGGCACGAAAAACCGCAGGAGCGGCTCGGTTGTAAGCGTCGTTACAGTAACAGGGTTCTCACGCATTTTTATCCCGACCGACGATCTGGCCATCGGGCTCGGCTGATTGGGTCCCGTCCTTTTTGGGCGTGGGCAAATCGCGTTTGCGGAACGAGCGGCGCCCGATCTGCAGCGCAACCTTGGTGGGATGGTCTTCTGGCAGCGCTGCCCATGAGGCGCGGCGTTTGTCCCGTGCGATCTCATGCGGTAGGCGGCCGCCAGATGGCAGCACGCCGAGATGTCTCGCCGCGATCGTCTCTCTCGTCGAGCGCGTCGCGCGACATTCCTCCTCGCCGCCGAGCGCGTCGCGCAGATGCGCCAGCGGATCCAGCGGGCACACGTTGCAACTGCAGGCGTCGAATCGCGGACATTCGCGAAATGGTTCGTTGCCCATCACCAACCCTCCTCCCGTGTTACTTGCCCGTCCGTCGCTGGCGCCGCGCCACGGCGGTCTCAAGATTCAGGGCTTGCTCAAGCGCGCGGATGGCGGCGCGCAGCTCCGAGAGCGTCTTGGCGCCCGCATCGTACGCTGCAGCCTCAGTATCCAGATTGCCCCTGAGTGCACGCACGCGGTCCGTCGGCTCGATGGGTGGCAAGTCGGTGCGCCCGCGGATGACGCCGGCGATCATGCTGGCGATCTCAAAACGCACATCGTCGACGAGGAGCTCCCTGATGCGCGTCGCGTGCGCATCCATCGCCGCCGTCAGCTCCTCGGGCATCTGGATGGCCGGGGACGCGGCTGCATCGGCGCGCTCGGCCGGATCCATGGCGAACCCGGCCGCAGTGGGCCGCAGTTGCCACCCGTACAATGCGGCCGCACGCATGAGCGAACGCGGGCCCCCAAAGTCTTCAGTTCCCATGAACCGCATCCACCCGCATCGAAGTGCCGCCCGGGCGGCTGTCGTTTGAAACAGCCGCCCGAAGCACTACCCACTGACTCCCGCCCGCTCTTAAAGAGCAGCGGGCGGCAGTCGTGGAGACTGGGTAGTGACGCCCGGGGCGGCACTGGGCGTCACTGGGCGGCACTTCAACGCAACGCATCAGTCATCCTCCTTGTTGCCAATGCGATCCGGCGTAAACCGCATCGCGCGCTCCCTGGCGCGCTCAGGTGTCCACAGGAGACGCGCACCCGATCGGTGCGCACGTTCGCACTCCACGAGCGCGCCATCGGCGAGGAGCGCGGCAAAGGCGACAGTTGCATGCGGACGGCTGATCCCCGTCGACGCTCGGAGTTGCTCGCGAGACAGGGGCGCCGTTGCGCGGGCGGCGGCAGCGACGAGCGCATCTCTATCCGCTTGCGCGCGTTGCTCGGATCGATGCGCCGAGTGCTCGGCGCGCACATCGGATGCTGAGCGGCTGGGGCCAGCGACGCGCCAGAGGCCCGACTTGCCGTGATACTCCATCGGCAAGAGACGGTCGCCGCCGCCCATGCGCGCCTTGCCGATGTGGAGTTCGACCGGCGCCGAACCATCCTCGCGGGCGTCGCCATGCGCACCGATGGCGAGCGTCAGATAGGCGCAGCGCTCGATGGCCGACGACTCCGCGCCGAGCGCCATGGTGTCGGCGCCGACGAGATCACCGTGGCGGAGCCCGGTCGCCGCCGCGCGACTCGTCTGCGAGACGCCGATGAGAACGATGCGCAGTTGCCGCGCGACGGCGCGCATGGTCTCGACGACGGCGGCGATCTGCGTTCGCAGATCAGGGCCAGCCACGGCGGCGAGCTGGATATAATCCACGGCGGCGAGGATCGGCTCGCCGGGGAACTCGGCGCGGGCTTTCTCGACGAGCGGCGCGAGCTGGCAAATCGCCACATCATCGACGTCGCGATCGCGGACGTCGAGGCGCAAGGGGACCGACGCCACCATCCGATCGCGCGGCACTCGGCCGCAGAGCACATCCTCCCAAGATGCGCCGACGGTCATACCGATAAGCCGCGCGATCATCTCGTCGGCGCCAAGCTCGAGACTGAGATACATCGCCGGCCCGTGGAGCTGCGCATGCTCGGCGAGGAGCGAGCCGACGAGGCTCGACTTGCCGGCGCCGGTGCCGCCGAGGACGACGGCGAATGATCCGAGGCGCAGGCGCGCGATCTCCTGGCCGCCGATGCCGAGGCACACCCAAGGCTCCGAGGCGCGCGCCAGGATCGCGTCGACATGATCCTCGGCCGTTCGCGCGTGCGCGATTGCCGGCCCGATGGCTGGCGGCGTGAGTGCATCGATCACGCGCTGCGCGCGCTCGAGAATCTCCGGTGCCCCGAGCGTCGGGTCCGAGGACACGTCGGCGAGGTTCTCTCGGAGCTTTCGCTCGAGCGCCGCAGTCGCCACGATCTCCGCGTAGAACTCCACGTTATCCGACGTCGGTACGGCGCTCTGGCAGTCGAGGAGCACCATCGTCGCCTTATCCGCGAGGCCATTTAGCCGGTTGCAGATGGTGATGGGGTCGATGCCCTGCTTGGCGCGGTCAAGCTCGAGGATGGCCGCCCAAATGCGCCCGAGGATCGGGTGCACGAAGTCCGACGGGTCGAGGTGCACGCGCGCCACGACCTCGTTTCGAAGGAGCACGCAGCCGATGACCGAGTGCTCGGCGTCGACGAGCGCATGCGGCGGCTCTTGGTGGCGGCGCGCCATCACTCACCCGCACCGCTTGGCGAGCTTGCGGAATGCATGCTCGGCCTGCGCAGGTACGACGGCGTTTCCGAGGACGCGCAGTCGGTCCATCCGATGGGCAAGCCCATGAGCGCCTCGACGAAGCGAGGGTTCAAGACCCGGCCACCGGTCGAGGTAGGCTCGCCACCCGTTGCCATCGTCTCGTGCAGGGGGGAACGGCACGTAGCATCCGTCAGGGTGGTACCCGCGTGCCTGCCGCTCGCCGTCGAGTAGCCAGCCGCTCCGCTCTGCTTGGCGTCGTCTGCCGTCGGCGTCGGCCACATCCTCGTCACCAGATAACCGAGCGAAGGACCGCCCTCTCGCGGGCGGTTGCCCTCGCGTGCTATGGGCGTGGGCCACAGCTTCTCGATCGCGTGCAGGCTGTATCGCTTCGGCCCCACCCTCCCCGCCGATCCACCTTGATTGTAGCCAGCGGAGGCCGCGATCGGAGTAGGCCAGAACGAAGAGTCGTTTCCGGCGGTGCGTGGCGCCGACGTCGGCGGCAGAGAACAGATCCCACTCCGCATCGAACCCGAGGACATGCAGATCGTACAGAACTCGATCGAGCCCGCGCTTAACCAGTGCGGGCACATTCTCGATGAATATAATCTCAGGGCGAACGGCTTCGACGATGCGGGCATACTCGCGCCATAGACCCGACCGCTCGCCGTCGAGCCCACCGCCTCGCCCTGCGAGGGAGATGTCCTGACAGGGGAATCCGCCAAAGACGCAATCCACTCGGCCACGCCATGGCTCGCCGTCGAAGGTGCAAGCGTCATCCCAGACAGGAGCCGGATCCAGGGACGCATCCGCCATCCGGGCCACGAGGACGGACGCGGCGTAAGCTTCCCGTTCGACGTAACACACGGTGCGCATGCCCACTCGTCGCATGGCGAGGTCGAGCCCGCCGACGCCGGAGAAGAGAGACAGGGCACGCAGAGCCATGTCATCTCGCCCCCGTGCATGGCGCCGGCACCCTGGCCTCGGTCCATGTCGCCCCGTCGCGGCTGTACTCCTCGATCCAGATGCGCCGCGTCCCATGGCGCGCCGCCCGTCCGCGCCCGCGCCGCTCGAGCCCGCAGGAGGCGCAGACCGCGTGCCACGGGTCGGAGGCGCGCTGCCAAGAATGACGGGCAATGGCTTTGATCGCTGGCGACATAGCGACTCCTACGAATCGGATGCGGCGGCAAAGAGAGACAGTTGCTCGCGGGCGTCGGCCAGGCGGCGGCGCGCGGTCTCGGCATATTGCGCATCTCTCTCCCAGCCAATGAAGCGCCGGCCGCCGCGGATGGCGGCAACGCCGGTCGTGCCTGAGCCGGCGAACGGGTCGCAGATGAGCTCGCCGCGATCGGTGAA